CCCACAGGCGCTGATGACGGAGCTTCTTCATACAATGACGGACGAGTTGGAACTGCTTACATACAAGAATTAAGATTTAATACTTATTGCGAAAGATTGCAAGGATTAATTGCAGAAGAATTTAATCAGGAATTTAAACGATACTTGTTAGAAAAGGGCGTAAACATTGATACTGCAATGTTTGATCTTGAGTTTGAAACTCCACAAAACTTTGCAGCATACAGACAATCAGAACTTGACAATGCTCGTGTACCGACATTTACACAAATGAGTGCTATTCCATATGTGTCGAATAGATTTGCTATGATGCGTTTCTTAGGCATGAGCGAAGAAGAAGTTGCAGAAAATGAACGGTTGTGGAAAGAAGAAAACGACGAAACACTTAATACAGGCGGCGAAGATGCTAGTGCAGAAATGCGCGGAGCAGGTATTAGTAGTGCAGGTATTAGTTCAGACATTGACGGTGCAGAAGACATTGCTCCAGAAGATGGAGATATTGAAATTGGCGGAGAAGCAACGCCTCCAGACACAGTTACAGGCGGAGATGTTGCAGCGCCTTCTCAAGGTGCAGCAACAACACAAACGGTATAAATACAATATGATATTAAGAGAACTATTTTATTACGACAAAGAAACAATCGAATCTACTGAGGATGATCGTTATGACCCTCAGTATGATGATAGTGTTGTTAAAATGAATGATACTCGTAAAACACGTCTTACATTGCGTCAAATTAATCGTGCAAGAAAAGCAAGTGAACTACATGCAACTGAAAAAGCAAATGAACTAGATTTTGTAAGACAAATGTACGGATTGGCAGCGCAAGCTGAAGCTGCTGTTGTTTAATGCCAAAATTAGACAAGGCGTTATACACTAAGGATCAGTATAAGGTATTAAAAGCTGCACTAAAAGCTAAAAAGGCTGCTTCTAAATCAACACAATCTATATCTATAATAGAACATTTACAATCTAAAATACTTACTGGATTTGTACTAGGCAATGGTACTAGCAGGTCTGGAATCTCTCCGATTGAATTACAAAAATTAGGAAAAGTATACGGATGTAATGCTTTATACAGAAATTTTGCACCCGATCATCTAATTGCTGTTGATACTAAAATGGTTGTTGAGATTAATGAAACAAATTATCAGAAAACAAACCAAGTATGGACAAATCCTAATAAAGCATTTGCAAAGATGGATGGATTTAATTTTTTTCATCCTAGCAAAGGATGGTCAAGCGGCCCTACAGCATTATGGTTAGCTAGTCAGCATCAAAACACAACAATATACATATTAGGATTTGATTATAAAGGATTACCGAACAGTAATAAAGTAAATAATATATATTCCGGTTCGACAAATTATAAAAAAACTTCAGACACTGCTACATATTACGGTAATTGGGTACGCCAAACTAAAACAGTTATAGAATCAAATAGTAGCATTAAGTATGTAAGAGTAATAGCATCTGATAATTTTATTCCGAACGAACTAAATAAAATTAGTAACTTAACACATATTACAACAGAAGTATTCAAAAAAAAGTACTCTCTCACCTAAATGGCTCGTTTTGAGCCTATTATCATCCCATATTTCTAATAAATAGTAAATACAATTGACAGCCTTACCATAGGTACAACATTTATTAGGAGATAAAAATGGCAGATACAAATAAATTTGAACAGATGCTTGAAAAACTTGTCAACGAAGACAAGGCAGGCGCTGAAGAACTATTCCACGAGATTGTGGTAGAAAAATCACGAGATATTTACGAAGGTTTGCTAGAAGCAGAACTTGAAGTAGACGAAACTGATGACGAAGAAGTTGATGAAGCAACTGACGAAGAAGTTGATGAGTCAGATGACGAAGAAGTTGATGAGTCAGATGAAGAGCTAGACGAAGATTTTAATCTAGACGAGTTTGAAGTTGAAGCAGATCCAATGGACGCTATGATGGGCGACATGGAAGTAGACGGTGACGACGAAGCACCAGCTATGGATATGGATATGGGCGACGAAGGTGGCGAAGGCGATGTTGAAGATCGTGTTGAAGACCTAGAAGACGCACTAGACGAATTAAAAGCAGAATTTGAAAAAATGATGTCCGGTGACGATGGAGATGAAGATGAAGACGGCGAAGATGCTGGCGACATGGACATGGATATGGACATGGATAATAACGGTGATGACGACGAAGAAGCTGAAGAAGCTTATGCGTTTGAAGCATCAGACGAAGAAGTTGATGAAGCATCAGACGAAGAAACTGACGAATCAACTAAATCAGAAGCAGAAACAATGCGTGAATATGTTGAAAAGGTATCAGCTAAAATGGGTGACAACGGTGTGAATAACACGTCAACTGTAGCTAAACCAAACAACATGGGCGGAACTGCTTCAAACTTGGCGCAGAATGCAGACGGTGGAAACGGCGGCACAGAAGGCGGACTAGCAGGAACATCTACAAAAGATGAAACAGCTGGTAACGTTAATGTTCCAGGCGGCAAAGCAGCAAAAAGCATGAAAGCACAGCCAAAAGGCCACGGCGCAGAGAAAAAAGGCGCTGGCGAAACTGCTGATAATAAAAAATCTACTATTGGCAAATAAGTAAGGACTAATAGATGAATCACTTACGAGAACACCTAAGTTTCGATCAAGCGAATATTGTCGTTGAGTCTGCTAACGAAGGAAAAGACTTGTACATGAAAGGTATCATGATACAAGGCGGAGTACGCAACGCTAACCAGCGTGTGTATCCTGTAAATGAAATTGGCAGGGCTGTCAAAACTCTCAGCGAACAAATCGAGGGTGGATACAGTGTACTCGGAGAAGTAGATCATCCAGAAGGCCTTAATATAAACTTAGACCGTGTAAGTCACATGATATCCGAATGTTGGATGGACGGTGATAACGGTTATGGTAAACTAAAAATACTACCAACACCGATGGGACAACTAGTTAAAACAATGCTGGAAAGCGGAGTTAAATTAGGCGTTTCATCGCGTGGTAGCGGTAATGTAAGCGAAGACGGTAGCGGCAACGTTAGCGACTTTGAAATAATCACTGTGGACGTTGTGGCTCAGCCTAGCGCCCTTGGTGCATATCCCACACCAATATACGAGCATTTAATGAATGCACGAGGTGGGATGAAGGCATATGAATTTGCACAGGCAACTAAAAACGATCCTAAGGCACAAAAATATCTAAAAGAATCTCTGATTAATATAATCAGCAGACTCCAATAACAGGAGAAAATATAATGTTGGACGCACTTAAAACACTTTTCGAAAATGATGTAGTATCAGAAGATGTACGTGCAGAAATCGAAGGCGCATGGGAGCAAAAGATTCAAGAAAACAAAATGCAGGCAACTGCTGAGTTACGGGAAGAATTTGCTAAAAAGTACGAGCACGATAAATCAACTATGGTTGAAGCTATCGACTCTATGATCTCAGAACGCCTTGCAGAAGAAATTGCCGAGTTTGCAGATGATCGCAAACAGCTAGCTGAAGCAAAAGCAAAGTACGGAGTAGCAATGCGTGAAAATGCAGATCTACTAAAACGCTTTGTATCTGAGTCACTAGTAAAGGAAGTATCTGAACTGCATGAAGATCAAAAAGCAATTGCTGATAAATTCAGTATGCTTGAGAACTTTATCGTTGATGCACTTGCAAATGAAATTGCAGAATTCCACGAAGACAAAAAAGATTTAGCTGAAACTAAGGTAAAACTTATTAAAGAAGCTAAAAGTAAATTTGCAGAAGTTAAAACTAGCTTCGTAGCAAAAAGTGCCTCAAAGGTATCTGCTATTGTTGAAAGAACACTTAAAGGTGAGATTTCAGCACTTAAAGAAGATATTGAAGAAGCACGCAGAAATGATTTTGGTCGTAAAATGTTCGAAGCATTTGCTTCTGAATACGCAACAAGCCATCTGAACGAAAATTCAGAAACTGCAAAATTAATGCAAGTTGTAGCGTTGAAAGACAAACAACTAGCTGAAGCAAAAGCGTTTGCAATAAAAGCAAATACTTTAGTTGAATCTAGAAACACTGAAATTAAGCGTATGGCAGGAACTGCCCAGCGTAAAGAAAAGATTAGTGAACTCTTATCACCTTTGAATAAAGGTCAAAGAGAGATCATGACAGACTTACTGGAATCAGTACAAACAGACAAGCTAGAACGCTCGTTTAATAAGTACTTACCGTCCGTAATTGATGGAAATACTCCGGCAAAAAAGGCAATCCTTTCAGAGGCAAAAGAAATAACAGGCAACAGAAATACAACAACTAACGTTAGTTCAAAGCAAGATGACAATGTCGTTGACATTAGACGTCTAGCTGGTTTATAATCAAGGAGAAAAACTATGTCGGAACTACTAGAAAGCCGCTGGTCAGATACAAAAAATGCACTACTTGAGGGCCTTGTTGGCACCAAGAAATCTGTAATGGCAACAACATTGGAAAATACTCGCAAGTATCTTTCAGAATCTGCAACAGCTGGAGCAACATCCGCTGGTAACGTAGCTACACTTAACCGTGTTATCCTACCTGTTATTAGACGTGTTATGCCAACTGTTATTGCAAATGAGCTAGTTGGCGTGCAGCCAATGACTGGCCCAGTGGGACAAATCCACACACTACGTGTACGTTATTCGGACACATTTAACGCTGGTGCAAGTGGCGCAACAGCTGGTGAAGAAGCACTATCACCATTTAAGATTGCTGAATCTTATTCAGGCGCAACTACTGGTAAAGCAGCTAACACTGCTGCACTAGAAGGCGAAGCTGGCAATAAAATGTCAATTCAAATCTTGAAGCAAACAGTAGAAGCAAAATCACGCAAGCTATCAGCTCGCTGGACTTTTGAGTCTGCACAAGATGCACAGTCTATGCATGGCATTGACGTTGAAGCAGAAATCATGGCAGCTCTTGCACAAGAGATTACTGCTGAGATCGACCAAGAAGTTCTAGCATCGCTAAGTACACTTGCTGGTACAGCTGGTTCAACATACAACCAGGCTGCTGTAAGTGGTACTGCTACATTCGTTGGTGACGAGCACGCTGCTTTAGCTGTTCTAATCAACCGTGAAGCAAACAAGATCGCACAGCGTACACGCAGAGGCGCAGGTAACTGGGCAGTGGTATCACCATTCGCACTAACTATCCTACAGTCTGCTACTACAAGTGCATTTGCACGTACAACAGAAGGTACTTTTGAAGCACCAACTAACACTAAAATGGTTGGTACATTGAACAATGCAATGAAAGTATATGTTAACACATATGCTGCTGATGCATCCGATATCCTTATTGGTTACAAAGGTTCAAGCGAATCAGATGCAGCGGCATTCTATTGCCCATACATCCCGCTAATGAGCTCAGGCGTTGTACTAGATCCAACATCATTCGAACCAGTCGTATCATTTATGACTCGTTATGGATATGTTGAGCTAAACAACACTGCGTCATCTTTGGGTAACGCAGCTGATTATCTAGCTAAAGTTGACTTGTCAACTAATGCAGCTAATGTAAGCTTCCAGTAAACTTTTACTGATACTTAAAATAGGCCCTACGGGGCCTATTTTTATGACTTGAGTAAACTTTGATAAATACTTGTGTCGTAAATCGTGCCGTACAATACGGACTTATGCAGAATTGACCCGCTGCGTAAACCTAGAACGTTTTAAAGGAGATAAACAAATGGGAAGACCACTTAATAAAAGATTTTTCGGAGAGCCAACAGCAGGCGGCAACGAAATTAAAGTACAGTTTCACAACGGTACAGGATCAGTAAACGGCTGGATTGTAAAGCAACTTGGATCAAAGAAATTCCGTTGCACAGATGGAACAGCAGTAAAAGATTGTTTCTTAGTAGACAAATCAGCTGCTGACGGCGACACACCAGCAGCAGTTGTAGCAGGTGAAATGACTATCACAGTCAAAGACGATGCTGGTGCGCTAAAGCAAGTTACTAAAATTGCAGGGCGCAAGGTTACTATCGATACAGGCGAAACTATTGCTTGGAACTTTAGTACAGCAACAGATGATGCAGCAGTTCAAATGGAAGAAGCTGGCGATGATGATAGCTTCACAAATGCAGACGACTTCGAAGTTGACGGCGACTAAGATTAGTTATGGGGGATTGAGTTTCCCCATACTTTTTATATAGGAAATAAGAATGTCAAAAGTATTAAGGGTAACAGACGGCGACTATAAAATTATAGTAGATAACGGCCCAACCGGAACGATCTACTTAGATACTACTAGCGGCGCAGCAAGTCCAAGAGGCACTGTTGTAATTACCGGCGACTTAGAAGTCAAAGGTACGCAAACAACTGTAGAATCTTCTGTTACTACTATTGCTGATAACATACTAACGCTAAATGAAGGCGAAGCTGGTGCAGGAATACGGGCTAGCTTCCAATACAAAGCAGGTATTGAAATTGATAGAGGTAGCTTGCCTACTGCAAGATTAGTGTTTGATGAACAAAGTCCTTATGTTGCTGGCGGCAGTAGCGGCACAGGATCATTTAGATTTGAAGATGTTAATGGAACATTTCTTCCACTTAATGTAAACAGTATTAATGCCGAAGGACCGTTATATATAACAACTCCAGGCAGTGCTATTAATGTAGCAGGCACAGTTGATTATGAAAAAAATGTATTTAACTATTCGGGTTCAAACATTATCAATCCACCAATTTTAAACGCAGACTTTATTCCAAACGCCCAAGGCGTAGCAGATTTTGTTGCGTATGAATTATCAAATTATAATGATGATAATATTGCACAATTTGACAGCGAAGTTGCAGTATTGGACTTTGATGCTACTGGAAATGAAAGTAGAGTAAGAATTACAGTTGATAGTGTAGTAGTAGCTAATTTCTATCCAAACAGATTTTCATTAGATACTATTGAAATTATTGATAATTTAATTACTACTACTGATTCTAACAAAGATTTAATTTTAAGTGCAAATGGACCTCAAAGTGTAGTAGTACAAGATGCTTTAGAAATTACAGCATCATTATACGACAATGATCCTGATCTACCATCTGCAAATGCACCTACTAGTGGAATTAAACTATACTCTACAACACAGGGCAGCGGCAGTACAGGCCTGTACTTTATAAACGAAGATAATAAAGCAGACGAAATAATAAGTAAAAATAGAGCATTGCTGTTTAGCATGCTTTTTTAAGGAAAACACATGGCAATAGTAAATAGACAAATAACAACAGCTACATTAGATATCTTTGATCCAGTTAGTAGTCTAGGTGTTCCAGTAGGAAAAAGCTATGCAATTACAAATATATTAGTTTGTAATACTGGTGCAGCAGCAGCAACATTTGATATGCACCTAATACCTAACGGTGATCCAAGAGACGATAAAGTTACACAAGTAATTAATGGATTAACACTACCAGCCGGGGAAACTTTCACGTTTGATAGTGAAAGAATTGTGTTAGAAGCAGGGGACGCTATTGTTTTCCATCAAGCAGTTCCGGACATTGGTGCTGGGTTAACAGACTTAGCAGCAACAGTGAGTTATTTGGAAGTGTAATATGAGATTAATAAAAGCACAAAGTACTAACTTGCGCAGTATTGCAGGCAATGGTATGAAATATGATATCAACAGTATTAATAGAATGGGCGGCGCAATCGGAATGGTAGTTCCGTTAGGAACTACTGCTGAAAGACCAGCGTTACCAGAAGCTGGTATGATGAGATATAATACAGACATTAATGCTTTTGAAATATATGCAGACGGCGAATGGGGCGAAGTCCGTAAAAAAGAACCAGGTAACATTGTGCAACAAAATTTAGGAAACGGTGACGCTAGTGAAACAGTATTTGGCCCATTAGATAATGGAGATACTAATTTTCCAATACCTGGAGCAGCGCAAAATTTACTAGTACTTGTAGAAAATGTTTTCCAACTTTCTACAACTAACTACACACTAGAACAAAGTGCATCAGGAAATTTAGCTGGCCCTAATTCGCCATATGCAGACGGATACTATATCAAGTTTACATCAGCACCAGACTTGGCTAAACCAATAACAGTGCTACACAACTTCGACAAGTAAGCCGATAAATACTACTAATAGGAGTAGCAAATGGCACAAGTCGGTAGAATTTCTGGACCAGTATTACAAGCAAACTTAGAACGCAATGGTATTGATCTTGCATTTAGAAATACCACATCTGATACTCAATTATTGTATTTTAATGTTAGTGGTGGAAAACTAGGTGTTAATAAAGGCACATCAGGGTATGATTTAGATGTTGCAGGCACAACACGATCTACAAATTTATTATCTAATACTAACTCGGTAGCAAATTTCACAATTGAGAACAGTACATTTAGTACATTAGTCGGCGACATTAATTTAAACGCCGGCGAAGCCATTATTATGGCTACTATGGAAAATGGTACTATTCGAATTAACGACAACATAATTAGCACAATCGAAACTAATGCTAATATAGATATAACTCCCAATGGTTCCGGAACTACTGAAATTGTAAACGACTTAACTACATTTGGTAGTATACATTCAAGTGGCAATATTAACTTTGATGGTACTATTACAATTGGTGATAATGCCACTGACGAAGTAATATTTAATACAGATGTTAATTCAGATATTATTTCTAATACTAATAATACTTATAATTTAGGATCATCTGAAAAACGCTGGGATTACTTATATACTAATCTAATAAACGGAACGTCGATTGTAACGCAAGAATTTATTCTAGGCGGAGTAGATATAAATCTTCGGGTCGGCGGAAAATTATATGTTGCACAAAACGGAGATGATTCTAATAAAGGTGATCATCCGTTGTCGCCATTTGCTACTATTTCTAGAGCATTGCAAGCGGCAGAAGCAAGCGGCGAACAACCTACTACTATTGAAGTATATCCAGGAGAATATCAAGAAGCTCTTCCTTTGATTGTGCCTAGCAATGTAACAGTCTCAGGTCAAGATATTCGCAATACTATTATTACTCCAGACACTAGTAGTCAAAGCAACGATGTTTTTCACTTAAATGATAATTCTACTATTAGTGATCTAACTATTAGGAATTTTTATTACGATAGTATTGGCAATACAGGCTATGCGTTTAGATTTGCACCAAACACAGTAATGTCAACTCGTTCACCGTACATTCAAAATATTACTGTCCTAACAAATGAAACTAGCGAAGGAGTTGGAGATGCAGGTCGTGGCGCCTGGATTGACGGAGACGAATTAAACGCTGCAACTGTAAACAAGACAATGTTATTCCATAGCTGTACTTTTATATCTCCAAATGCTGATGTTATTAATATGACCAACGATGTAAGAGTTGAATGGTTGAATAGTTTTACATATTTTGCTAATAGAGGGTTATATGCATTTAACGGATCTAATGGCGGCGCAGAACTACGATCAATTGGGTCAGCAAACGTATACGGTAATTATGGTGCAGTAGCAGACGGTGCTAATACATTAATGTATCTAATACAACACAACTTTGGTTATATCGGTGCTGGAAACAAAAGCGACAATAATCAAGAAGATGTTATTCAGGCAAATGAAATTGTTGAATTAAATTCAGGACAAATACATTTTGTAAGTACTGACCAACTAGGTAACTTCAGAGTCGGTGATAACTTTTTTGTAGATCTCGAAAACGGAAATACAAGTATTAATATTGATACTAGTAATATTCAATCCTTGAGTGGATTAGTTATTAATACTGATAGTCAATCGTCTACGATAGACGGTACTAACATAGATACAGGAAACATAAACTTTGCATCAAACAGAATTGCCTCCACAGATGGCAATTTAAATCTTGATAGTGTTACCGGAATTACTGATTTAAATAATAACTCTACAATTAGTGGTTCTTTAAGTATTAGAGATGATTTTAGTTTTGGAGGAACTTTAAATTTAGCAGGCGACCAATCATCTAGTGATAGACTAGTATTTAATGTTGCATTTGAACAAAATTTTAATCCTCACCAAAACTTAAAATTCAATCTTGGCGAAACACAACGACACTGGTCAACTGCACATTTAGATAGAATTGAATTAGCTAATATTGTTATTAATGACAATTATATTGAAACTACTGACAGTAACTCTCCTTTAGAATTGCGCACTAACGGAACTGGTGAAATACTTATTCCTAGTAATAATGTTCAAGTAGATAACAATCTAACTGTAAGTACTAATACTAATTTACAAAGTGTTACTAATATTAATACACTAACACATTTAGGAAATAGAATACATACAGGAGACAATCTATTAAACGGCGAACTAACTGTTGATAATGTTTATGTTGAAGATAACTTTATTACAACTATTGCAGGAGATTTAAATTTACAAGCTACTGGTGATATTAACGTTGATACAAATGATGTTGAAATTGCAAACAATCTAACAATAAGCAGCACAACTGATTTACAAATCTTAAACGTTACTGGACCGTTAATACATATAGGTGATAGAGATCAAACTGGTGATACAACTGTAACAGGCAATGTAACTATTACACAAGATTTAGATATTAGTGGAGCAGCTCAGTTTGAAGAAATATTAGTTGACGACAATTTCATTACACCAACTACATCAAATGCAGACTTAGAACTACGAGCTAACGGAACAGGTAAAGTTGTCGTTCCTAGCAATAATGTAAACATAGATAATAATCTGTCAGTTAATGATATTTTTGGTAATCATATAGAAATTACATCTCAACCTACATTTAGCGAAGCAAACCTTAGTAATATTATAATAACACAAAACTATATTACAACTAACAGCGGAAATTTAAATTTAGAGTTGCGTGCTAATGCTACTGGTATTATAAATGTAAAAGATAATTTTATAGCTAATAATAATATAACTATGAATGGTAATACTTTTTTACAAGACAGTAGTACTACATATGAATACGGTCCTGAACTAATTAATAACGGAACATTTGATATAAATTTAAATGGCTGGGCACAAGCAGGCGGCGGCAGTGCTACTGATGTAGGCGGAAATTTACAAATTAATGCTTTAGGCGCAGCCCGTAACGTTTCTCAAGAAATCGAAGTTGAAATTGGTAAACCATATGAATTTAAAGCAGTATTTAGGAGTGTTTCAAACTCAAATCCTTTTTACTTACGAATATTTGAATCAGGTGTAGGAACACTGTTTGAACAAAACGAGTCTAGTGGATTAACTCCCGATCAACTATTAACAACAACATTTATCCCACAAACTACTGCAATTGATATTATTTTTCGTGCAGTAGATACTGTTGTAGAGTGGGATGATGTCTCAACAGTTGAAGATATCGGACTTGTTACTACTTATGACCCAGTACAGGTTGACATCAGCGGAACTGTCACACAAACCGGAACTGTTACACAAATTGGTAATGTTACACAAACTGGCGATACTGCTATTCTTGGAAATATAACAGTAAGTAACGAGATAACTACATCTAATTTTAATATTAACGATAATGTTATTCAAAATTATAGAGAAGATTTAAGATTAAATCCTGCTAATCCATACGATCCATCGGCACTGCCTCAGATTGTTAGAGATATGATAAATGACGGAGCAACTGCGGCAGATTATGTAGAACAAACTGACAAAAATCTAGTTAATTTCCTTGCCAACAGCACAAGTGTACCTTATGCTAATTCTTTTTTAGATGTTAATTTAAGCGGAACAACTACATCGTCTGATGCCTTAGCTTGGCTACAATATGTAGCAAATGGATTTACTCCGGATGCAGCACAAAACAAATTTATATTCGATGTAGTTGACCTTCTATTAGAAGACGAGTTTGCTAATCCTGGAAAATATAACAGCAATATTTTCCTAGGAGATTATTATAGAGCCGATCTTGTATTAAAGGCAAACTCTAGTGGCAGGGTATCTGCACCTACAAACGATGTAAGGGTTACAAATAATTTATTTACATCTTCTATTATTGCATCAGATATTAATGTAAGTCAAGATTTAGATTTAAATGAAATTGTAATTACAGATAGTATTATTGAAATTGATGATAACTTTATATCAACTACGATATCAAATGCAAACTTAGAGTTGCAGGCAGAACGAAATGTAATAATACCTAATAATGATGTTTTACTTAGCAGTAACTTAACAGTTAGCGGAAATACAGACATTGATAATGTCGCAATTACTGGAAATATTACGCAAACTGGAAATAGAAATCAATTAGGTAATTTAAATGTTGTAGGTACTGTTACTGTAAGCACATCAAATATCAAAAGTGAAATACAATTTGATGACATTATCTTTAATGACAACTATATTGAAACTACGCAATCAAATGCAGATTTAGAACTACGAGCTAATGGAACAGGTAACATACTTGTTCCTAATAATGACCTAAGTATAATAAATAATATTTCTTTAGGATCGTTAACTGCAACAGACATTAATGTTGAAAATGCGCTTAATTCTGAAACACTTGAATTAAGTTCAAACATTATATTATTTGATAATGTTATAACAACAACTAATTCAAATAGCAACTTGGAACTAAGATCTTTAGATTCTAACATACGGGCTGAAAATCTATATATTCGAAATAATGAAATTATAAATTTAACAGATGATATAACTTTATCAGTTACTGGTAATTTAATAATTAATGCCACCGGCGCACTAAAACTCCCAATTGGCACAACTCTACAACAACAACTATCATCTAATAATATTAGATTTAATTCAACTGACAGTATATTTGAAGCATTTAATAATTCTAAAGTAATATCTTTTAACGGAATATATTCTGATAATAGAGGAACTAGTGTACTAACACATCCAACATCTAATACTATTAATTTTACAATAGATAATGATTTAGTTGGTTCGATTGATACTGATAGTTTTAACATTCACGGATTGGGTGTTGATGATATTTTAATACAAGGAAATACTATTAGAACAAATGTTTCAAATAGTGATTTAGATCTTGTTGCAAATGGCTCAGGACTTTTAGAGTTGTACAATGCTAATATTACAGGAGATACATTAGAAAATACTAGTAATAGTGCTTACGCATTTAATTCTATCCGATACGGAAGAGTAAAGTTTACTGACACTGCTGGTGTTACTATTCCGGCAGGTACAGATGCAGAACGGCCATCATTTGCAGCTGAAGAAGGGTTGACAAGATGGAACACTACTAGTACTGTTCTTGAAACGTGGGACGGTAATACATTTGTTTCGGCGGCAGGTAATGCAGCAACAATTAGCCAAAGTGAAATGGATGATCTCATCTTGGAATACACTCTAATCTTTGGGTAAGTAACTCCTTTTTGTAACAAACGATAAATACTATTATGTAAAACGCGGCAATTGTTTTGCATAGTCAAACTGTGGTTAACCAGCAAAGAGTCGAAAGACTGAGAATTTGGCTAGAGGGACAGGATCCCCGTGTTGAGGAGCAAAGATGGCTGTAGGTCGCATATCGGGTCCGCTCTTAAAAGAGAATCTAATTCGTAATGGAATAGATTTAGCTTTTGAGACAGACTTATTATATCTAGATGTAAACAATCAGCGCATTGGTGTTAAAACCACAAGCCCTACACACGAATTACAAGTTAACGGTACAACAAAAACAACAAATTTAATAGTAGACACTACAGCAACTCTTGCCGATGTTACTATTGAAAATAATACAATTAGTACAACTGAGCCATTTTTAAATCTAGCAACATTAGACACTGTAGTATCTTTAAATAAACTAAGAATTGATAGCATTGACATTGAAGGCAATGCAATTACTACTAACAATTCAAATGCCAATCTAGAATTGCGCCCAAATGGCACAGGCTCGGTTGATATACATAGTGACTTAAATGTTACTGGAAACATACATGCTACTGGTAATATTAGTGCAGATGGTAATATTACTATCGGTGATGCAGATACAGATAATGTTATTTTTAACGCAGAAGTGTCGAGTGATATTATTCCAGATGTAACAAATACATACGCACTAGGCTCTGACCCATCAGGCGGTGGCAAAGCTTGGAACGATGTTTGGGTTAACAATTTAATAGCATCAAGTGTCAATGTTGATGACTTAGATCTAGGTGATATTGACATAACACTGCGCTACGGAAATATGTTATATGTTGCCGAAAATGGCAATGATTCTAATTCAGGTGATCATATATTAGATCCTTATGCAACTATCAAATTTGCATTAAGTCAGGCAACAGCAGGCGATACAGTTTTTATAAATCCGGGAGTGTATCTTGAAGAATTTCCATTAACTGTGCCTCAAGGAGTAACAGTTAAAGGCCAAGGTATAAGAAGTGTATCAGTTACTCCAACAACATTAACACGTTATAATGATGCGTTCTTATTAAATGGCGAAACTACAATTGAAGATTTAACTGTTACTGGGTTTTATAGTGGCGGAAACTTTTATCAAGTTACTAGCAGCGGAGCAGGAACAGCTACATTTAATATCGGCGCAACACCGCAGCCACACACATATGCTAGCGGCGGAACTATTACATTTGGAGCAACTGAGTACAATGTATCTAATGCAACATATGATAATGTAACTGGGATATTAACTATTACTCACAGTGGCCCGGCAATTTCGATTGGTTCAAGTGTATTTGTTTCTAGTTTAACATTTAGTTGTAACGGAGATACTAGAGTATTTCCAGACAACGGTTATGCATTTCGTTATGCAACAGATTATGCAGCACTAAGTCGTTCGCCGTATATTAGAAATATTACAGTAATTACACAAGGCAGTGTAACAAGTGCAGGTGACCCAAGAGGATTTGATGCAGGTGACGCAGGTAAAGGTGCTTACATTGACGGTGCGTATGGTACAGCAAGTTCGGTAAACACAGCACTCTTATTCCACTCAGCTACATTTATTACGCCAGGCGTCGATACAATTACAATGACCAACGGTGCAAGAGTTGAATGGTTAAACAGTTTTACATACTTTGCTAATCGTTCAATGCTTGCATATGATAGCAACGCTGGACGCAGATATGCTGGTAAAACTAAGCTCACACTAGCTGGTATTACAGGAACCTTTGTACAGGGCAATACACTTACTATCACTAGTACAGACGCTTCTACAGTGCTTACAGGCACCATTAGTAGCGTAGATGGCAACGATGTTTATGTAAGTGGATATTTAGATTTAAACGGGTTTGACTTAACACCACAGAGTATTACTGATGGTACTGCAACAGCAACAAGCATTGCAAGTTTTGACTTGCGTGAGTTTGGTGCAGAAGTACGCTTAATTGGTAGTGCTAGTGTTTATGGTAACTTTGGATTAGTTGGCAATGGCCCAGGCGTTATTATGTACGCTATTGGTCATAACTTAGCGTACATTGGCAACGGTAAAGAAGTAACAAACAATACAGCAACGGTTATACAAGCAAACGAAGTAGTTGAAAATAACGGAGCAAATATACGTTATAACTCAGTAGATCATAAAGGCGATTTTAGAGTAGGCAATTTGTTTTATGTTAACCAAGAAAGTGGCAATGTTACCTTTGCAGTAAACGATTTTACAATTAATACAGAAAACGGAGTATCGTTTGTAACTGGCGGCGACACTACATTTATTGACGGTTCAAAAATTGAAACTGGAGACTGGCGTATTAGTGGCAACACTATAGAAACACTTACTCAAGATGCAACGTTTGAAGCCGCTAGTGGTCAAATTAACTTAAATTCAGATGTTAATATCGATGGTAGTTTAGATGTGACAGGTAATGTAACTATCGGTGGCAATATTACTATTGGTGATGAAGCAACTGATACTATTCAGATTATTGCAGGAATTGATAGTAATATTATTCCAAAACTAGATAGTGCGTATAGTTTAGGCACTGCTACAAAGAAATGGTCAAATTTATACATTAATGAAATTAATTTAGATAGCATTACTATTCGTGATAACTTTATTACAACTACAGATTCTAACAGTGATTTAGAA